CTGTTACACTACTTAATAAACTCATCAAGGGCATCAAGATCATCTTTAAGTTCTTGTTCCCTTTTCTTGTCGTGATAATAAGACCATAGAGCATTATGAACATCCATCAAATGATCTATCCAAAACCCAGAAGGATAAATTCCAAGATCATCCATCAATCCTCTGTGACTGGTTCCCTCACTTTCTGCTTTACACATAATATAGCAGATTGCCTGAACCATATCAAGTTTATCTTCTTCAGAAAGCATAAAATACTTTCCTACTGCACGTTGCTTTGCTTCTTCATTTGCCTTTTGCATTTGTTTACAGGCATCAGAGTCCCACCATTCTTTTAGTGCCTTGCCGAGTTCGTTAGGTTCAGTCATCTTTCCCAAAAATAGTTCCAAAGAAACCAGAGTCTCCTGGTTTACGGTTTTCAAGTTTATCAAGAAGAGAATCAGTCGTTTGTAGTGTTTCAATACGACTAATCATATCAGCAATCACAGAACATACCATAGGACGTTCATTTTTTGCTGCCCAATGTAGAGCATTTCTTAGGCACCCCTCTGCTTCTTTTAAGTTTTCTTCAACTTGATTTGTCAGCATTTTAAATATTTCAACTTAATTTCATCATACCATTTCTCTCATGCTTTTGTCAATCCCTCTATTATTTTGAAATCTTGAGAGGGCATTATAAGTTGAAATATGCCCTGTAATGAGACATCTCCATTTGATTTTGTTTTGTTTTTTAGCATTTTCACTTCTTTGTTCTTTTGTCAATCCACATATACCTATCTTAAATTCTTTACAAGTATTTCCTTGTTTTTTACCTCCTGCTATTCTTGCTTTTTTCATATCTTCATCATTCATTCCAAATAAACCTTTACCTTCTTCATACAATTTTTTACCTGCTATTTTTCCACCATTACTACATATTTCCATTTTTCTTTCTTCTGCCAATCCATATATTCCCACTTTATTAATTTTGTTTATTTTTGATGCCTCTTTACCACCTTTTGAAAGAGATTCTTGTTTTAAATATTTTCTTGCATTTTTTGCATTTTCTATTCTTTGGTATTCACTAAATGAATGAATACCCTTTTTACTATCTCTAACACTTATTCCATTCTGCCTTTTTATTGATATAGAATAAGAACCTCCACATCTTTCATTAAGGCAATAAGAATCATTAAGAACTGGTTTTATCAATCTATCTTCAAGTTTTCTACATTCTTCATAACCTTCATCAGTATAATCAAATACTTCTAATATTTGTTTCTTTGGAGTATAAAGTTCCCAACACCACTTATTTGTTATTGGAGAACCCCAGTATTCCTCATCAAATACTTTTTCTTTCTTACTTCCATAATAGTAGTAAGGAACTTCTTCAAAGGTAATTTTGTATGTGTAGATACGTGGTTGCATAGTTCTACTCTAATTTGCTCGCATATCTATTTATATTAAAAAGGAGGGACTTTCACCCCCCCCTCCCGATAAGTGCGAGCAAATCAGGTAATATTATTTAGTGCCATTTAATCGATCCTCACATTTAGTATAAAAAGTTCCATTTACATAACAAGACTTACCTGCTTCATAGTATTTTACCACAGGTATTTGTGTTCTTGGATATTCTACCACATTTTTTACATGACAGAATAGATTATAACCACAAATAAGAGTTTCAAGCATCAACACTCATCCATTCCAAGTGGTTTAGACACTTTAGTAAGTGTATAAGATCCATCGCCATTATCAACCCATTCAACCTGATCACCCTCCTTTAGGTTTGCTGCTTCAAGAAGGTCATCTGGGAAAGTTACAAAACATTCACCACTTGGTTCTAATTCAACAGGAAGTTGCCACTTTACAACCTTATCTGCTTTTTCTTGTTTTTCTGCAGCATCACACATTGCATTCAGTTCCTCATCAGTGTACCGAACACTACTTACGGTTGAACCAGTGCTTTCCCAGAAAGAGTTCCAAGCATCTTTGCATTCGGGTGATGGATCATCTTTATCACAAGTCAGAGGGTTTTTTACATCACCATCACGCAAGTCACCAACAGTTGCCTGCCAAGCAAGTTTAAACTTCTCATCAAACTCCTCAATGAAGTATCCAAGAAACTCATATGCTGCCATTGTCATGGCCTCTGCACGTTCTTGTTGATTGTTACTGCAACATTCGTTTGCAACATCAATCATTTCACGGGCAGAGACGACCTTTGCAATGATCATCTCAAGATCATTCATTGTATCCCAAACTTTCTGATACTTAATTGCCATGACGTTTGAGTTCTTCCTCAATTGCTTGCTGTACTATAATGGAAATCTCTTTGGATGTCAACCCATTTAACCATTTCCAATTTGGATCTTCCTTGTCCCAATCCATTGTGAACGATCCATCCTCGTTCTCTGTTATTTTAAGTGAGTCTTCCATCACATATCAATATGAATATCATTTATCCAAGTTTGTTTTTCTGCTTTACGAAGTTTTTTCAATTCTTTCAGCATTTCTTTAATTTCTTGGTATGCTACTTCGGGAGACATCTTATCAGAAATTTCAAGTCCTACAATATATTGCACTTTGTCCCCGAATCGGGCAAGTGCTCTTTCAAATTCAGTTAGAGTTTCGTACATTATTTGTTAAGTGAAAATCTATCAAGATTATAAGGTTCGGATGCAAGGATGTCAATACGTGCTTCAAGACTGTTAAAAATTTCGTATATTGAGTTAGTCGTATTGATATTCTCTTCTTCAAGAACTTTAACACGTTGCTCTAACTCAACAACTCTGGTATAGAGTTCATCAATCAAAACAGGATCTTCTAGTCCCCATTTCTTTTGAAACCAATTTGTTCCAATCATAATACACCTACAGATTTAAGATAGTTTCGATATCCCATATATCTTCTCATATTTGGTTGATCTTTAACATCTAGTTGATGACAGATCTCACAGTAACATAACCACTCATACCATGGCGTAGTAGGATCTAAAACATGATATGGATGATCAGAGTTTTCCACCTACAGTTCCTTCATGAGTTTTGGATTCAGGGAAACCTTCCTGCCGTCCTTTAAGAACATAACGGGTTGCTGATACACATTGCTCTTCAGTGAGAGACGTGACCAGTCCGTTACCATCTTTGTCGGTAGAATCCCAGAGTCCATACTTTTTTTGCTCAACATAGAAGCAATCATCAATCAGTTTTTTTTCCATTTTTCAAATCAGGATGAGGTGCATAGAGTGGTCCTTCATAATTACCAGCAAACAAAGATAGATTCTTGACTGCTTCTACAACAGCAGGAGTTTCTTCCCAGTTCCACTCATTACCATGCTTATCAACAAAAGTTCTAATTGTCATATTTGTAACTTAATTGAATGTCTTTCTTTTTAAGGTTGTAGCGATCAATGTGCTTTTTACGATGTTCTTCTGTTTGAAAGTAACATTTACGTGTTTCTTTTCCATCCTTATGAATCAACTTCCATGGAAATTGATCAAACGGAAACTCTTCGCTGTAATCCATCAGGTAGGTTGCTCAACACGTTGAGTATACACGGCATCAAACAATTCGTCAAGCACCTCACCACAGGTATGATACTCTTTACTGTTCAGCACGGTCTTATCATACTGATAACGACGCACAGCAGTGTAAATGAGTTTATATTGTTCAGGTGTAAAGTTCATTCAGTTCCTCCATAAAGTCGTTGTCCTTCTTCATATCCTAGTTGATATGCCGCTTGTAACCACTTGATGATTGCTCCGTAATCATTTGTTTTAGCAGCATAATCAAAGTCATCATAGAACCGCTCAGAGCGGAATGAGAACCCTTCCATCTCTTCAAACCAATCATTAAAATTAGTCATAAAGATGCTGTTCGTGTTGCAACTTATCTAGGTGATGATAAATTGTCTGTTGTGAATACTGAAACTCTTCAAATCGTTGTGGTTTCTTCTGCTCCATTCGAGTGAGCATATTGATCCAATCATAATGAGTATTGATTACCCAACCATAATGTGCATCATTCATTTTAGTTCAAGTGTTTGGGTTTTTCTGTATCAAATTGGTAGAACTTTACATCTTTCATATCAAGACACATACGGATAGTTTCGTGCTCTCGGTGCTCTCTAGCAGTGCCTTTATATAATGCTCTGCGTTGGTATGCACAGCACCAGATGTTATAGAATATTTTAGATTTCTCATTCACTGCCCTAACCTCAACTTACGTTCAGGTGAAATAGTGCGATTGAATGGGTCATCATAAGGAAAAATATATTCTTGCATCCAACCATAAGAAAGTGCTTCCCAAAAATCATCTGGAAAGTGCTCAATAGTATCATAACTATCCAAAGCATACCAGAAGTTATGGAAACCATCAAGGAAGAGTTCCCATTTTGTTGGGTTTTCAAATCTCATTTAGATTACCTGTATTAGGAGACCATAAGGTGCTTAACTTCTTACCTTTCACTATAACATTAAAGTGATCAATCTGTCCATTTTTACGAGTAATCCCAATCCACACACTATCAGGACCCATCACTTCCATATGAAATGTATCAATATCCCGCACGATAATCTCATCGGGATTCTTACATTCTTCCTTTGGAAAATCGTTGCGGTCTTCTGTCATTTCAAAACCTCATAAACATCAACGGCATCATAATCTCCAATACCAAGTTTGAACCTTACAAAATCAGTGAGGTCAGTAGCATCACATTCATAGACACAATACCCACCATTATTATCACTTTGAACATAATTGGTGTAGTAATCATCAATCACCACCATAATTGCAAGAGCACGGGATTGGTCGTGCTCTGTGATGGTTTTATGAGGATGTGCTACGATATTCGTGATACACTTAAAGAGTTCTTCTCTTGTGTATGAGAATGCTTTTGCTTCTTGGTTGAGTGAATAAGTCATCAAACCTCTCCGTATGCTTCCAGAATAGCACGGGCAACTGCGATTGCCAAATCCTTCTGTGCGATACTCATATCCTCACGAGCACCCCCTTCACAGGAAGTAATGAAGACACCAGCATTATCTACTGTAAGTTCTACCCGATGAAAAATCTTTTCATCATCAGGGTCAGACATCGTGAAGACATCAATCTTACTGCGGAGCACATCAGTTCCAGGAAGTTTTGTGTAGAAAGGCATTAGGGAGTTCCTTTGTGTATGAGACTATTATAGGGCATCAAGTGGCATCTGTGGAGTGCTCTTGTGCCACTTTCATAACTGTCTCATGCCTCTTGTTGCTTTCGTTTCCTTGTTCTTCAATCAGGTCAGCAAGGTTGTTCAAATCTTCTACAGAAATACTCTCCTTCATATTATACTTACGGGCAAAGGCATAAAGCACAGCACGAATTGTGGTTGCCTGCAAATGTTCCATGCTGGTAAGAGAACCCCAAGGAGCAGCAGCACATTCATCGTTGTAGTATTCGTTATATCGGTCTATGAGTCTCATGATAAAAATACCTTGAGTGTACGTCCTTCATCTTGTTCTGATATTTGAACATTAGAGCAGTCATATTGAACAAACTCTCGTCCATTCTTACCAATCACTTCTACACGATTGATAAGTGGATAAGACTTGATGTAATCACCATTCGGTGCATAATAATCTACATCGTCTTCACCCTCAAAATCACCATAATCAATTCCAAGTGATTCTAAGGCTTTGTTTTCTGCTTCTCGTTGTGCGGCAACTTCTAGCATTTCCTCATGGGTCATACACTCCACTCCCTTGCTTCCCAATCCATCAGGCACATGTTAGTTTGCTCCTTATCAGTATAGTTGTCGTAAGCATACTGACGACACTCTTCTTCTGTGCCCTCAAACAGCATTTCATACATCTTGTGGTCTCCATCGTAGGTAAACTTATAAAGCCCCCACTCATCATAGCAGTCGGGAAAGAATGGCATTATCGTAGTTTCCCCTTAATTTTCTTGAGACAATCGTTGAAACCATCTACCGTGCATTCAACATACTCATTTTGAGAACCAGCAGAAGATTGTTCTTTCGGTAAGAACAACTCAATCCTATCTACCAAATCCTCAATAGAAGTTTCCATATCATCATTACTATTGGTTGTAAATACATCTTCCCACCAATCATAAATCAAATCAGTAAGATTTTGTGGTTTAGTAGAAGATGAAACTACACCTTGCTTGACTGCTTCCCTGAATGCTCCTTTCAATCCATCAGCAACTTGCTCTGGTGTTTGTGGAGTTGGTTCCCACTCACTCACATTTTGTTGATAAGCAAACTCATAACCTGCTTGGAAACTTTCACTCACTTTCTTTTCTTTTGAGGCATTATATCCCATTTGAAATGCTCTCCACCTAATATCAAAAATATTATCAACACTTGGATTAGTTGGAGGATACACACCCATCCAATCTTTATATGCTTCTTCTACTGGTGATTTTGTTTTTTCCAGTTCTTCAAGGAAAGAGAGTTTCTTTTCAAGCACTTTAATTTCTGCTTTTGTTTTTTCAATTTCAGTCATTTCCGTGCCTCCATTTTTATGCGATACTCACACCATTCTTCGTGATTTTCCAAGTATCCGTTGATTTGTGGATCACTAATCTTACAATAAGAACAACGATAATAAGGATTATCACCACCAATAGGTTCTGTTGGGTAATCGCAGTAATACTTTTCAGTCATTTTGCCTCCCAATACTTACCTTCCATTCCACATCCGTGATACTTTCTCATATTATCACAAAAACCACCATTAGATTTCCCAGTCACAACATTTCCAGACAGATGAGGATTGAGGCATAAGTCAAATGTGTCTCCATATCCAGTAATACGAGCACACCAATCTTTCTTGTAGTGCTTACAATCCTTACATAGACGAATGGGTTCAGTCACAGAGGTTCTCCACAATCACAATCAAAGTCAAGGTATTCTATCACAGGTTTCCTCAAGAAGTTACAAAGGTGCCACTGTGCTTCTTCAAATGTAGAATAATCACCATCCCTATATTCATCTACAAATATATTATACCAGAACAATCCAAATCTTTTGTGTTGTGGGTAATATCTGGTTGAGTGTCCGTCTGTGACTTTTTTGATACGATAGTTTTTCATATATCATACGGCATTTGAGGGTCTTTAGTCCACACTTTTGTATACACTAACCACTTCTCTTGTCTGTTATCCATTTCTGCTGTCCAGTGATACCCATTCTCATCAATAGCATCAAGGTAATGAATACCTTTTGTGATGTCAATAGTTCGTGTAACAGTTACAAACTTTACTTTCTCAACCATTAGAGTTCATCGTCCTCCAACTCATCAGCAAGACGCAGTATAGCACCCTTTACCCACTTCTGTCCCTTGATGAAATAATTTTTTTCCATACTCAATTCTCGGTCAGGGTCTGGTTCAATATTGAGACCCTCCACTACTTCACGGAGAGCAGCAGCAACGGCAGCATTATCATAATAATTTGGACCTGGACCCAACTTACTATAATACTCATTCATTACTTGTTGTGCTCTGTTTTTTCTACTCATAGTGCTTCTACCTCATTGGCAAGTTCATACAATACATCAACAGGACTTTGAAGTTCTCCACAATCAGTACAAAGTCGTGCTGCTGCTTCGTTGATGATAAAAGCAATCAGTTTCTTGCGGTCATCCTTCTGTGGTCGCAATGTGAGTTCCATAGAAGCATCTAGGAGTTCTTGTGCCCTAGTCGTCATTTGTGTTCTTTATACCAACGAAGGTCTCTTGGTTTCCAATCAACTATACTACAATCAAATTGAAATCGTTTGTATCGGATAAAACCACCGAACAAATGACTGGAACCAATACTCAACTGAAATGCTGGGAATAAATCATCACATCCATAATCATCCCATTGGAGAGTAATATCCAACAGAGCAAATCTGCGGCATGAGAGAACTTGGAGAAACCATTCTTTCCCATAGTCCTCATAGGTTTCATAGTCAAAGAGTTTCATCAATCCTCTCCATTTTAGCAAGGGGTTCGTGTCCCCATTTCATAGGGTCATCATAGCATACCTGCATCATTTCAGGCCACTTTCTTTCCGAATCCTCACTCTCAATAATACCTTCTTCTACTGCCCGTTCCCAAGAAAGTTTCTTACGAATAACACAGTGAAGGTCATAAAGAACTCCATTATTCTTGGGAAGGTCTGGATGCCCAATACCCAAAGAAACTTGAGGACAATCAATATCATCTACCATATGATTGCAAAGAATATTGCCAATCGTGCGTGTGTCTTCGTGAAGTTTGGTATAATCAGTCGGTTTTTTAAGAGGCAACCAATCCACAATCTCTTCCCACTGCCCCAACTGAACTCGTTGGAGTACATCAGTAGCATATTGCAGTGCCCGTGCCTGTTCTTCTGTGATAGTGAGAGTGTAGGTTTTCATGGATTTGTAGGTTGTTCAGGTGGCACAGGGGGTGGTGCTACTGGAGGTAGTATAACGGGTTGTTGAACTGCTTGCACTTGAGGTTGTGCCACTTGCTCAACTGGTTGTGCTGGTTGTGCTGGTTCTTCTAGTTTCTTTTCAAGTTCTTGGATTTTCTGTTCCAGAGTCTGTTCCAGAGGAGCAGTTTGTGCGTTTTTAATATCCTCAGAAATCTTCCAACTTGCAAGACCCACACTAAAAATACTAGCAAGGGCAGCAACAACAGAAACAGTTTTAGAAAAACTCATTGGTATTCGTCCTCAGGAAAAGTAAAGTATTCGTGAATCGCAGACATCACAGCATCTTCAATATGCTCAATCACAGCACCTTCACTGGGGTTTTCTACATGTTTGTGTGCCCGATGCCATCCTTGACGCACACCCTCTTCAATTGCCTGTTCTAAAATGACATAAAACTTAGGTTTCATTCTTCTTCCTCACAAGGGAACATAGCATCATACTCTTCATCGGTCAGAGTCAGGTACTGAACATCAGCATCTTGGTGTTCTTCGGCATACATCAGTTGATAGTGTGCGAAGTCAGAGAGACTTGTGCTCCCATATTCTACCAGACCATCAACCAAGCACAAGTAGTTCATAATACCTCCCAATCACATTCCCAATGACAATCGTTGTTTACATTGACCCAGAAGAAGTATTTCTGATTCTCGGATGCAAGAAACATCATACCATCACCCTTGTCTTGCTCAACAATACAAACAGGATTGTTGCCCATCATATTACACAGACGGTTCTTCGCCTTGCTGCTTTTGGGTCTTACGGTTACTCTTTTCATTTTCAATCTCTAGTTTGAGTTTACGAATTCCAGTAATGAAGTAAGCAAAGTCACGGGTCTCTGTGATAGGTTTGGTTTCACCACACACATCACAGGTTGACGTATAAACAGAAGAACAACCTACCGAATAAACACCATAGGTTCGTCCACAATCCATACAGGTATTATAAGCAGTTTCAAGTCTCTTGAGAAGTGCTTTCTTTTCTTTGAGGTTCATAAGGTCCAAGTTCAACACGGGGTTTTGTGTCTGCAAGGTAATCATACAGCATCTGGGCGAACCCGTACTGGGGTTTTGTGCCAGTTTCAATACTGGATGAGGTGGCAACAGTCCACATTATATCAAGTTGTAGTTTATCAGGTAAGTTCTTCATCTAAATCAACATCAATACCATCAGTAAGGTCTTTCAATCGGTCAAAGAAATCTTCATCAAGTGGATATACCTTTTCTTCTCCTCTATCAATTCTATCACACATTTCCATCAGGTACTCAAGAAACTCTTTGGGGTAGGTTTCATCTAGGTTGATACTTGTCCAAAACCACTGGTAACATTCTTCATATGGGTCATCAGTTGGAAGTAGAGCATAGTCCTTATAGTTTCCACTGATGAGGTCTCTCCACATCTTGAAGTTATTCCACATCTCTCTCCAACCAGTTTGGAAGCAGTGACCAAAGTAATATTCAAACCAGTTTAGTTTTTTAGCCATCTTTCAACTTCATATAATCTCTTGCACGGTAAAACAATTCATCACGCCAGTTACGACCACAAATATCAAAAGTGAAACCTAACCGACCAATAGAAAATAGAAAGGAGAATAGTCTTCCATATCCCATAGAGATTTGAAGATAAGGAAATTCAATCCATTTCCCATACTCTCCATAATCAAAAGCAAGTTGAAGTAGTGAATATCGTCTTCCAGTACAAAGAGTCATATACCATTCTTTTCCGTAGTCGTTTCTTTCGCCAAATTGAATGAGTTTCATAATCAGTAAGGTAACGACTTCAGACCATCTAATACTTCTTGGAATCTTTCGGCACGACTCTTGTGGTGCTCTACATTCTCTTCCAATACACCTACAATATCGTCCAGCACAACATCCAGAGAGGCATCAGTATCAAAGTATTTCTGGATTGCTTCGGCAAGGTATCTCCTCCGACTCCATTCCATACTATAAGGACGATAATTCATAATCAGAAAGTATATGCAGGTATTATAGGGTATCTAGGGCAGTTTGTCAATCTTTGTTTTTTCTATCATACTGATGCCACTTGCACCAACCATCGGCAGCAATCTTTCCTTTTACTGCGGTACAGGCATTCGGTGGTCTCCACATATTACAATTGGAGCACTTCTCATTGCCCTTCGGATGATTTTGATATTTTGCTGTTTCCTTAGAAGACTTTTCTTCTTCTGCTATAAACTCTTGATAGGATTTCATTGGTTAAGTTGTCTCTTGTAACATTTTTCTATAACAATCTCTGGCAATAATTGCTTCATCTATCGTATCATAAGTGCCAACATAGTAGTTAATCTTTTTATGCCACATATTGACTTGATATTTACCAGATGGGACTTTTTTTATATTTCTCAACTCACCATTGGGACATCTGCGATTTATATTTTGTGTAGAGTTGTCTGCCCATCTTATATTGCCAGGAATATATCCAGAGTTGTTGTTTATTCTATCAATAGAATATCCTTCTGGTCTTTCACCCAAATTTTCATCAATATATTTTAGAAACTTTATAAAACCTGGCGGAGTTTGTGTGGTGCCGTGAAACCCTCTTTCAGACCACTCTTCAAAAATTTCTATCCCACGAGCACCATACTCTGAATAGTTTATATTTTTTGGATCTTTACATCTGCGTATCATACCATTCCAAGTATGATATAGGGGGTGTTGTGATACTTTCATTGTAAGTCTTGGCGTGACTGATACTATTTATAATAACATATGTGTGGGTCTTACGCAACATAATTCCGCCAAGACTTATTGTTGCTGCCCACCATCAATCACGAGTGCGCCAATCAGTGTCATCTTCATCTCTCTTAAACCAATCGTGTAAGTCATCAGGAGAATCAAAACCACGACGACCAAATCTTTCGTGACCCAATCCACCAATATCTAATTGATTCATAAAGTCGTCTAAGTCACCTTCTACCATATCTGGATTCTCTGCTCTCCTTCTTGCCTGACGAAGGATTGTTGCAGCACTTCGGTTTGCTTTGGCGAGTTTTTCACACCAAATCATTTCACTTAATTCAACTGACTCACCTTTTACAATCTTATCACAAATTGATTCAAGTCTGAGTCTGTATTGTGTGGAAAGCATATTCTAACTCCAGATATGGGTTATTTATTTTTGTATTCATCCATTAACTCTTTTGCGAGTTTCATAGACCGACGCCACATAAGATACTTCACAATCGGATTTGCAGGATTATGTAATATCCACCACTTTGTCTTTTCATATTGAACTCTTGCAAGTTGAGTGAGCATATAAAACCCTCTTGCGACTGATTGATCGGTGATAATCAGATATGCGATGCAAAAGAATATGATAAAGTAAATGTATGAGGTACTCATTGTCTTAGAGTTTTGAGATATTCTAACACATGCTCACGAACAATCATGAGTTCGTTGTAACATTCTTGATTATGAGCACAGTTTCTCAATTCATGATCTGGTTTCAGAACACTCTCTTCAAATAAAGTCAAACCACGATTCCATTTATCGGATTGAGATTCATTTTGCATCTTTTTTAATCACCACAGGGCAGGATGGAATAGTTTCACGAATGAGATTGATAAGTTCTACTTTGATTTCATTCGATAACATTTTATGTGTTCGAATTCGATTGATAACATCATGAGCTTGACCGCAGGTGATAATCGTAGTGAGAAACAGAGCAGTCATAGCTCTCTCCTATTCTCAAAATATTTATTGACCAAATCCCTTGCTCTTAACCTTTTGTTTATCTTTTACGATGATAACATCTAAAAAATCGGGGATCTGGCAGTTCTGGAACCAGAACCCCTGAGCATCCGTCCAATTGTCGAAAAATACCTTTTTGTCATTTTTCAGGACAACTTCATAGGTATGTCTATCATAAGGGACATCAGATGTGACTTTAAATGTCTGAGTCATAGAAATTTGTCCAGTGATGAGACTGATTTGCCGTTCATTGCCTTCTGAATATAAGACTTGGCAGTCTTATAGGTGCTGGCAGTGTGAACTTGCTGCCCATTGTGAATGATAACAAACTTTTTACCATAAGGAACGGCAGCCCACATGCCATCCTTAGTCACATATCCGTTGGGGTCTCCTGGTTTAGGATTCAGAATACCTTCATTTTGTATATTCATTTCAGTTAAAAAATTGATCTAAAGGATTAAAAGATCGGATTCGTTCCATTGCCATATTAACATACTCCTCATGAATTTCAACTCCAAGATACTTCCGTTTCAAATCAATACATGAAATTGCAGTTGTCCCAGATCCCATAAAAGGATCAAGAACTAAATCACCAATGTAACTGTAATACTTAATGATACGATCAGACAGTTCTTTTGGATAGGGCGCTAAATGATCTGAATGTGTTTCTGGATTGATCTTCCATACGTTAGATCGTTCATAGTCTTCATTGACAAGTGATTGCTCTAATACATCACCATCATAAGATCGAACAACTTTATCAATTAAGAATGGTGCTGGTTTCTGAAATACAAAGATAGTCTCAGTTACAATGTTTGGTTTGTATGCAACTGGTTTGCGATGTTGAAAGAATCCACCATTACGATTAATTGATGCACCCTCAGGTTTTAACCAGATAATATCATCAATGTATTTCCATCCCATTTGTTCCATTAAAGTAAAAAAATGAAATGGAATTGCAAGACGTTTACTCTCATGTGCCCGTGATTGTCTTGCCTCAATCACTGGAGAAAGATTTACAACACACATTCTACCTGGTTGAGTGACTCTTAACACTTCAAGAAACACATTTCTCAAGAAGTCAAGATACTCTTGGTAAGTTGGCCAAGTTGAATATTCTCTGGCGTTATAATATGGAGGAGAGGTGCAAGTAAGATGCACACTCTCACTTTCTATTTCTTTTAAAAGTCGGGATGAATCTCCCTGTAAGATCTGATCCATTGAATTTTTCTACTCGATGCTTTGTTACTATCACAATCACCGTTAATTAGTGATTTTCGACCATGACACAGTTTACAATAAGTTTTAACATTGTCTGGAATATTGTTATGATGATCGCCATCTAGATGGTCAAGATCCAAACTGTTTTCAAATCCAACCCATCCATCTTTAGGAACTGGACAAGTCCATCCAAGATGTCCATCATGATTTTCACAATATGATTTCTTATGAATTGTAACTCCAGGAATTACTTTACCATTCTTTCGAGCACTAGTGCAACGGGAACATTCGGATTTGAAAGACCAATACTTCCATTCTCGCACAAGAACTTTATTATTACAACCATCATTGACACATGTAGGAAGTTCATGCCCTTCGACAAAGAACTTCTCTTTCATTTGTTTGGAAAGACTCAACATAATCAAAATACAATGTTAGAGGACATTACACGGGCATTTGGATATTGTGCAAGAGCAACTTGTATTGCTTCTTGACGATTGCGGGCATAACACTCAACATAGAATGTTTGTCCACTAACCATGCAGGTGACACGATGCTTCATAATTACCTCAGCGTTTGATGGTGGAGATTGCAGGTTCGCCTTGAACAAAGATCGTCTCAGCGACACTCTGCAAACGTTTGGCAGTTGCGATGCCAACGTTACTATACACGGGAACATGAATGAACCCATAGGACTTGTGATAGTCCTTCAACTGTCCAGGCACCAAAGAACCCTCTGAGAGGCGCTTAGAATCGTCTGGATGGAGGCGAATCACACGCCCAATGGTCTGTGCCATAGCAATGTAATCCATGTTCCTCATGAGGACGCAGGAGGTCAATCCAGGACAGTTGATACCCTCAGAAAGGATGCTGTAGTGAAGAATGATGAACTTCTTCTCAGGATCCTTACCCCATGCAGTCAGAGTGTCAAAAAACAGTTCACGGGAAACCTTTTTGTTGTTGATGAATGCACCATACTTTGCAGTCACCCACAATACATCATAACCATGTGACTGAACTTCTGTCATAAAATCAGTCTCAGCAAGCATTCGAACCAACACTTTAGTATTGGGTGCTGCTACCAAAACCTTCTGCATATTGTCCTCATTGAGAATCTTATCCAGAAGAGTCATGCAATCACGCTCTGCTGCATCATCTTTGTCACGAATTGCATTGATCTGACTCACACAAACCTGAGGAGGAACAATGAAACCACCTTCAACCAATTCAGGTGCAGCAACATTACAAATTACTTGACCATATACAGATCCATCATTCATGCCAGGTTTGGAAATAGTAGCAGAATGCTTAGGAGTAGCAGTGAAGAAATAGCAGCGGTTAGCAGTAGCAGAGAAGTGTTTTGTAGCAGGGAAAAAATGACTCTTAACACTGTTGTGTGCTTCATCAAAGTAAATAGTGTCAATATGAATGTCTGCTTGCTGTAGACGCTGTAGAGAGTTGTAGGTAGTGAAGATCAGTTTGTGTTTGGGAGCATCAGGATTGAATGCACTAGTCACAATTTGATTCCAATACTGAATCTCAGAGGGTTTTGTAGTGCTAAAATGCCTTGTTTCCCCCGAATGGATATGAATAACAGATGCATTAGTAACATACTCCAAGAATTCAGCAGACAACTGTTCACTCAAAAGAATACGAGGAGCAACTACAACAATAGTTTGAGGATCGCTATTGGAAAACTCTTTGATCGCATCAGCAATCATGGTCAGAGTCTTTCCAGCACCAGTCGGCATGATCAATTGACCAATACGATACTTGAGCATTGCTTCAAGACCGCGTTGCTGGTGAGGACGGAGTTGAATCACAGGGATCATTGCGTATGAGACTATCATAGCAGAAAACCGTCCCTGATGCGACTCAGTGGACGGTTTCCTAAGTGTCCTATGAAGCTTTAGATTCTCATCTTCAACCGGGACAAAGGTAGTCTACTAGGATTGTTGTTTTTTGTCAATATCTTCAGCAATTTTTTGAAATTTTGAATCCCAAGTTTCTTTATCAGCATCCCATTTACTTAGTGGGCATGAGTCAAGGATAATTTTTGCCTTTGCAGGAACATAGCATCCACATTCTCTGCAACGATTTTCTAATTCATCATACTTATCACAACCTTTGCATGTTTCAATTCTTTGTTTATAAATTTCGTCAGAAACAAAGAGAATTGCATCACGATTTTGAGTTATGTATTGAACTAATTCCCAAGAAAAATTAGCAAGATTTTTGGTTTGTTCTATAAGAGAAGGATAATTTTTATCTTCAGACATTGTTTTTATATTTCAACTAAAAATATTTATTGTGGTTGATAAGATCCCTTTATAGTTGATGCATTTATTGATCCTGATATTGTATAATTTGATCCAACAATTGCCGATCCACCATTTCCTGCACCTGTAGCTCCTGTGGTGCCAGATCCAGATGTTGCCCAATCTCCACCAGAACCACCGGATTCTCCATTTGATCCACGAGTAGCACCACAAGTTGATGGGCTATACGACAAAGTATATTGATCAACAGAGGTTATATAAATTCTTGCATTTGTATCATCTCCACTATTGTCTCTCAACTTAACACCATTATCTCTAATTAGAACATTTCTTGGATTTCCAGAAATTTGCACCATATATGTCTTTGGAGATACATTAAAAGTATATCTTCTAATTCCATTTTTAAAATTCCATGAGAATATTTCTGCATACGCTGCAGTATTACCATCACGAACTCTAATCGTATCGTAACATCTACCATTAGTATTTGGATTATCATTTGTATCAATTTCCATAGTAATTCGGGCAGATCCACTCCCAGTTACATTTAAGAAAGCATCATCATTATTTTCTGTCCAGTAATATCCGATAGATGATAAGGAATATCCAGCACCTGCAGGATCCGAACCAAGACCTCCAGGAGACCCTAATAAAGTTCCATCTTGATTATTATATCCTCTACCATATCCACCTGTTCCTCCATATCCACCTGCTCCAGCAGTGATTGTTGAATATTGAGTACATCGACGATACTGAGTATTTTTCACACATCGTTCACAACAACCCCAGCACCAATCGCAAGTAGATTGACAACAATTCCCACCCCAAGTTCCAGCATCATTATAACCACTACCGCAACCAGGAGCTCCGCCACATCCTTGAGTCGTATATTCATTATAACAAGATCCTGCGCCTCCAGGAGCACCTTGAGATCCTCTCTCACCTCCACCGCCGCCACCATATACTTGTGCCGATGGTCTTAATAAAACATTAACATTATTTCCACCGATGGGAGATAACGAAAAAGCGTTTCCACCATTCTCACCTCCAGGATCAGGTGCGCCATTACCAGTTCCACCTCCTCTTCCAGAAGCACCAAAAATTTGACCAAAAACATCAATTACCAAATTATGTGCAATTGTATTCAATATTGCAGATGGAGTAGAAGTATTTACAGATCCACAGATTCCATCAATAAACAAAAATTTTCTAATGTTCTTATTTAAATTATTATTCCAAGATTGATTTGAGATATCAAGATTAAGTTCAGTATCACTTTGAGTAAGATAATAATATTTTACTGAATTTCTAAATTGTGATGTTTTCCAATTATTTGATGTTGAAATATTGGCATTTTCGGTAGAATCTGGAACAACTGGGTCTGTATTTGTTGTACTTATGATTCTTTTTAGTTCTGAAACACTAATTTGACCAGTATCACTATTAAATGTCTCAGTTGTAGAAGAGGTTTGTTTTCTCTGCTGAGCACGAAAATTAGATCTTAAAGAACTAAAGGAAATAGCACCTGAAGAGTAATAAGGACCAGCTTTTGATACTGTTACTGCCATTACACTGAGTTTTTCCTTTATTTATGAATGGCGTTTATAATTTCTTTATGTGATATTCTTTGATTTTCTAATTTTTTAATTTTCGTATATTCATAATGTTCTTTTGCAAATTCTAAAATCTGTTGTTTATTTCTTTTTGAATTTAAGAAATCTCGAATTGCATTTTTATCAAACATATTTAATCCGTTTGAAACTTGAATAAAATTATCAAGTGACCAAACAAATTTGGTTGAATTATTGCCTAGATTTTTAGCATCTAAAAACTCGTACTTACATTTTTCCTCAAAATCTCTGACCCATTCAGTTTTATTTTCAGTCATGTATTTCCAAAAGTCAGAATCAAATCTATTTGTATTATAATGAAGACAAATAAAATCCACGATGACTTTATAAGCATTTAGGTTTATTTCATTAAATTTTTTTCTATTATATTCCAAGAAGGTTAAATTTGAATTTAAAGAAATAAAATCTTTAATTTGATTTATGATAATGTGAATACCAGTAGACTCTAGCGGTTCTACAAATCCACTTGAAAGACCAATTGCTAAACAATTTCCAACCCATGCTTGATCATAATATCCAGGTTTATAGTAAATAATTTTGTCTGTTTGCAATCTAACTCCAAATTTTTCTAATAGCCAACAATTATATTTTGTTTTTGCTTCTTCATCTGAAGTAAATCTGGAAGAATAAAGATATCCAGTTCCATATCGATTTCCAATTGGTATCTGCCATATCCATCCATTATCTGTCGCTTCTGCTAACGTGTAAGATGGCACTTCTTCAAAATCATATGGAATTTGTTGTGGAATTGCTCTGTCAATTGGCAAATAATCTGTAATGTCATTCCACTTTACCTTTAAGTTTTTAATTAACATAGAGTTAAATCCAGAGGCATCAATATAAAAATCTGCTTTTACATTTCCACTATTTTTGAAATCTATACTTTCAATTTGATTATTTTCAATATTAATTTTTTCAGCAATATCATCAATAAAATCAATCTCGTTATTCATCTTTCCAAAAATATAATTTGAAAATTCTTGTGTATCAATGTGCAGCGCATGACTATAATCAAAAGTTTTTTTTGGTAATGTAGATGTTGCTTCATTATAAAGTAGACCACCATTATAGCAATCGTTTAGAATAGAATAGATTGCACTTGATTGATCCGACTCCCCCCAAAAAGAAACTTCTTTAAATCCATGAAAATATTCTGTATTGGGAATCCAATTTTTAAAATTTATTCCTAATTTTACACTTACATTTAAGTCTCTAATTAAATCTTCAGTTTTTATTCCCAGAGAATTAAGGAATAAATGAATAATTGGTGTAGTACTTTCACCAACACCTATATTTTTTCTTTTGGCATCAAAATATAGAGAAACTTGAACTTTATCTCCCCAATATTTTTTAATCATTGATGCTGCAATCAATCCAGAGGTTCCTGCCCCCAAAACAATAAATTTTTTCATAAAATTATAAATTAATGGAAATCAGTCCACCCAACTCCAGTATATCCTTGAAATTTATTTGTATCCGTATTAAAAATAAATGCTCCAGCAACAGTTACTAAACCCACTCTTTGAGCAGTTGTTAGTCTTGGAGGTAACATATATGCTCTAGATCCAACGCCTTCACCGGGCAATAAACCTGGTGAAGATTTCCCAGCATCAGAAAAATCAACTGCAGAACGAACCGCTGTTGTTCCTACACCTACACCTCCAGATCCTCTTATATAAAGTACAGAATTATATAAGTTTGTTGTTGCATTATATTGGACAATTGATTTTCCTTCTATATACAATCCCTCACCATTAGTGGTTGTAGTTCCAATTCCAACGTTATCACTAATAGTTTGCCCAGAAACTTTTAAAGCGACGGTAGGAATTTGTGCTGTTCCAACTCCTACATTTCCAAAAAGGGCAGTTTTTTCTCTAACATCTAGATTAGCAATTGGGATGGTTGTTCCAATACCAACACTATTAACAACACTCAAATTACTTGATATACCAACATTAAAGAATGTGGATATTCCAGATGTATTGCTAATATTTTTATTGTTAAGGATCGTTGGTAAATCAAACGTTCCGGCTGATATTGTACCAAGTATATTTACATTTCCACTAAAAAATCCAGTTCCATTTGCATTAATTGTAACTCCAGTTCCAACTTGTAGATTTCCTTGTGGATCTGTATTCCCAATACCTAACCTTCCATCATAAGTTAGTGTCATTAATTCGACAAATGTTTGTCCATAGAACCAATTAAACCTACCAGTGCCAATTCCCATAGGACCAGCATGTAAGTACATACTGAAATCACCAGTATCATTGTTTAAAATCTCAAGTGTCCTGTCTATATCACCAAATCTTAAAAGTGCTGTGCTTTTTCCTACTCCAACAGATTGACCAATACTAATTCTTGCATTTCCACTATTGGAAATAACTTCTAAGAGTGATCCAGATTCTTTTCTAATTTGCAATTCTGATGTTGGTAATGCTGTTCCAACACCAATTCTCCCAGAATTAAGAGCAGCAAATGCAGTTCCTCCAGTTCCAACATGAGATCTTGTAAATACTGTTGATACTCCAGTTGTTGAAAATCCACTATTAATTGAATTGACTGTAATATCTGCTGTTGTTGTAATTGAAGATGCAGTTGATGCTATTCCAGTTAAATTTCCATAAAAACCCGTTGTTGCTGTTATAATTCCAACATTAATATTTGATGGTAATCTTGCATTATCAATTGTTCCAGTTAATTGTGGAGCATTAAGACCAGTAAGACCAATACCAGAACCAGTGAAACTTGCTGCAGTTATAATTCCAGAATATGATGCATTTCCATTTGAATTAATTGTAACTCCAGTTCCAATTTGTAAATTTCCTCTTGGAATCGTAGTTCCTATACCAACGCTGAAGGATGTAGAAATTGTAGAATTACTGCTGTTTACATACCATCCATCAACAGCAATTGCATAGATGTCAGTTAATCCAGATGCACTTCCTGAAAATAATTCTGCTGTAACAACACCAGAAACTGATACATTTTGTGTTACACTCAAAATTCCTACTGTTGTAACACCAGAAACATTTAGATCTTTTGTTACTGTAGCACCAGTAACTCTAGTATCGCCATAAACATTTAACAAATATTCGGTAGGAACGGAAGTTCCAATTCCCACCAAACCATTTGCATTTACAACGAAATTATCATCATCAACTTGAACACCATTTCTAAGGTTAAATGACTTTCTATAATTTGCCATCTTATATGGTTTTTTAGTTATTTATCCGTAAGTTTTTGTTCAAGGTTTTCAACCTTCGCAGAAAGTTCCTTGATTGCTTCAACAAGAAGTGGAACGACCTTATGATAATCAACTGCCAAGTAACCATTATCTCTTGTTACAACCGCCTCAGGAAGAACTTCAAGAACTTCTTGTGCGATTACTCCAACATCATTTCCTTCCTTGCCAGACTTTTCATTCCAAGTATAAGTATTACCACTAATGGAAAGAACTTTTGCAAGAGGATCATCAATTGGAGTAATATTATCTTTTAGTCTCTGGTCAGAGGTATAAAATGCAGTAATATCACCAGTTACATTTAAATCGGAATTGATTTGAGTTGTTGTATTAATTGCTACCTTTGATCCAGATACTGCACTTAATTTAAGATCTCCAGATGATGTGTCAATTGTATTATCATCAGTTTGTGCTAATTTAATATTTCCAAGTTGAACAGTAGAACAATTTAATGTGCCATTAATATAAACATTTTTACCAATTCCTACTCCACCAGAAATAATTAAATCCCCAGTTGTTGAAGAAGTAGACTCTGCTCCTTGTGTCAGTCTGACTGTATTATTAAATGTTGTTTGTGATTTTGCTCTAATTTCTTTATTAAATGTTACGGGACCATCAAACTGAGAAAGAACTTGTCCAGATGCACCACCTTCTACAAGTAATCTCTCTTTAATTGTAACTTCATCAAATACGGCACTTAAACGATTAGGATTTTCACCAGTAACTGTTGGTTTTGGAATATCATAAGAAACAACCTCTCCACTTGCTGCAGATGTTTTGGTATTTCCATTATAAAAATCTCCAGAATTGTTCATTCCAGTATATACAACAATACCACCAGAACGTTCCTGAGAGTTCGCTAAAAAGTTTTCTTGATCATTTAGTGTTTTAACCTGAACTTGTGGCAATCCAGTCGAATAGTTACCTGGACCATATCCAAGATATTCAAAGGTGTGCCCTGACGCACGAAGAATAGAAGGTCTTCTGAACTCAATTGCAATTGGATTAATTCTACGAATCAACGAGTTGACATCATGATTTTCTTGAACTGTTCCAAGAGATCCACGAATTACAGTTGCAGAAGTATCATTACCACTGCTGGTAATTCTCATAATTTCATTATCAATTTGAATATAACATCCAAGTGGCAATCTTTGTGCTGTTCCAATACCAGTATGACTAATATTAATTGTGCTTCCTGTTGTTAACTCAGATGTTAAAATAAATGTTTGATTATCATAAAAAGAGACATTACGTGTTCCAAAATTTTCTCCATTTTCATCAGAAATTGCATTATTTGAAGAAAGTCCATGTTTTAAAACATATCCATTTGTTGCCGAAATTGAAGAGTTTGTAAGTGCTGTAAATGTCGTTACACTTTCTCTCTTATCGACAATGTAATCTCCTATATTATTATTATTAGAATCAATTACACGGAAACGATTTCCAGAAAGAAGACCATGAGCATCGTAAGTTGTAAATGTTGTAATACCTGCTGAGGAGTTGTATGCTGTCCCGCTAATTCTAATTGATGAGTTAACGACAAAAGCGTATTGTCCAGTTTGTATTGTTGGATCTCCAACAGTTTTAGCGATTGCAATTGATGTTGAAGATCCAATAGAAGTAATTCGATAATAACCATCTGTTACTGTTCCTGCACCGGTGATTTGAACAACGTCACCAATGTTTGTAGAAATTCCTGATGTTGAGACTGTGTAAAGAGCACCACTTCCAGCACCAATTTTACTTTGATCAAAATATAGAGATCCAGCAGTATAACCAGATCCAGGTGCCATAATTTCAACAGAAGTTACAATTCCACTACTCACAATTACTTTTGAAGTTGCACCACTCCATGAACCTGTTTGAGATCCATTAAGAAGTTTAACATTATAATATGTTCCATTTGTATAAGATGTTCCACCATTTGAAATTGAACCAGTTACAATTCCTGAAAGACCATGAAATCTTGCAAAAGTTAATGTTGCAATTCCAGAACTTGATTCAACAGAAGAAATTGTAAGAGCAACTCCAACATTTTTAAGAGAGAGATCTGTTGTTTCACGTGTAATACTTTTCTTTAGATCATTTGTCTCAACCGCACCAATTGGAGCACGTTTTGCAAATGTTTTTGCTGCTTGAGGGTTATCATTTACATTATCTCTATCTAATTGAGGATATAAATCGACAGGTAATTGTCCATACTTAAGATTTGTAAAAAGATTTGCACTAATTGCATTACTTGAGTTTAAAACATATAAGTGATAAATTCCATCTTGTTGATTGAAAATATATGGAGAAATAATTTCATTTCTGTAAACAAATAAATTACTTTGCCAATCATTCCTTTCAAATCTTGGTAGATTTTGATCTCTAGTTGATGTTGTATCTGTAAATGTTCCAGCAGATTGTGTTACGCCCGTAATTGTATTTGTTGTTGTATATCTAAAGGTATATGCATCAATAATATTAGATACAATGAATCTACCATTGTATCCAGAATCAAATCTTCCCGTAGAATTTGTTGAACTTTTAACATTTCTAATTGTTACTACTTCACCAACTTGAACATTATGTGGAAGTTCAGTTAATACCGTAACTACATTTGAACTTTCTGAACAAGATGCAATCAATCTTGGATTTTTTAAATATGCATAATCAGTGCTTGCAATGCTAGTTCTTGTAAAATCAGTGTCAGTTCTAACACCTGTAGTGCTGGATTCTTGAAGAATAAATCCCGTTTCTGGATCTTTTGCGTTTGCAAATTCTTTTGGAATAACAACTCTCAACTTATAAATTTTTTCGTCTAAACTTCTTTCATCAGAAATACGCTTCACATAAGCAAGATCTGTTGTTGGACCAAAAGTTATCGTTCCACCAATACTCAATGCATTATAAATTTCATTGTTTTGATTAACGTGAATAAACCAGTTATTATTTTGACTATCAAATTGAATAGGTGATCCAAGTTCTCCAGATTCCCTGTCAGAAACTCTACTTAAAATGTGAAGATTTGTACCACCTACAACTTGAATTGGTTTGTTTTGAAGAGCATTTGTATACGATGCTGCAAGTTTTACTGTATTATTATCTCCAGGATTAATTGCATAGTAAATTTGATGAGGATCAATATTTTCTGGCAAATCTCCATCATCACTTATGATTATGATCTTTTCACCCGTTAACAGATTGTTAGATCCAATTGTAAATGATGTCGTAAATCCAGTTGGAGGTGTAGTGGTTGCATCATAAAATTTAACAGAACTTGTTGTTCCTAATGCAGTTGTAAGTCCAGAAGAACTAATTGCATTATTACACATGTAAATATTTGCTTCACTAGTTCCAGTTCCCAAAGGAACGTATAACTTATCATTTAATTTTGCACCGATTCGATATCCTTGTGTAAGAGATGATGGGGCAACATTAATTGAGTTAAATCCAAAAAGATAAAGGTGACTTGAGATACCAACTTGAGTTGTAAGTCCTACGTTTAAAGATAACCACTCAATGTTATCTTCAACAGAAGAAACTGATCTTGGTGTGACTATAGAGGTAATAAAAGCTTTATTATCCTTATCAAATGCTTCTTTTTTAAATCCAGAAGAATTTAATGAAATTTGACCAAAGTTTGAGTTTGAGTTTGTAATTGATGCATCACCACCAGTTTCTGCATCAAAATGCTTATTAAATCCAATTGCAAATACAGAAACAATTTGAATGAAAGCATCATTTGTAATTTTAATATGACTTGTTTCCCATCCTTGACGATAGATAGCGTCTGGATCTAAATGATAAACTCTATTTGTATCTGTTTGAGATGCTCCATTTGGAAGATCTCCACCAGAAACAGTAGTGTAATCAATTTTTTCATAAGATCTAGAAGATTTATTATATTTTGCAAAGGCACGATCATCCTTTTGAAGAGATACTGCAGTAAATTGTGCAACAACGGTGCTTCTAAATCCTGATGCTTTGCTACCATCAGCATGAAGACCATTCATACCCCAGACAGAGCGTAATGAACAGTTAAAAATGTAAGGGGATGCGCCAGATACAGTATCAGTCTCAACTGTTACTGTCGCTCCGGCAGCACTTGGACTTGGAATTGTAGGAACTGTTGAAAGAAGGTAAGTAAATGATGTTGAACTTAAAACAGATTGAACAGTTGTTGAAACATTATAAACCCCTACACCAACTCCTTTAACTTTAATTGGAGTACCTACGTTTAAACCATGCTCTGTTGTGGTTGTAACTGTAACACGTGCGTCTGCAACACTGCCATTACCAGAAAATATTGAAGCAATTGTAATTGGATCTGAAGCAAAAGCACCGACAATTTGAAACTCTGGATCTCTCTTTGCAAAACCAAGAGGATTCGTTGGATATTTATCTTCTGCTTTAATTTCACGATATGCATTATAAGCATTTGAGACTTTGCTATAATACATATCAAGATCGGTGAGACCTGTTGCAGTTCCACCAGCACCACCAATAGGCAATGTAATATTATTTACACCATCACAAAATTCAAAACAAGTTACTTTATGGTGTGAAAAATTAGGTGTTGAGCGATAGATTGATGAAAAATCATCTGGATTTGTATATACCGTGCTACTTGCATCTGCATCAAAAATAGAAAATTGCCAAAAATAACAAGCACCAGTAATTCTAAAAATTGCAGATTTAGATACAGTATCATCTGTTGGATTTGGAACATATTTTGGACGAATTTTGGTCTTTCTTAAATCAAGACCAACAATAGAAGTTCCTCTTGGAACAACAACACCACCATACCAACTATTAAACTTATAAAGAATATTATCTTCTTGTGCAAGATCAAAGTTTGAATTTAATCCAAGTGAAAAAACATTTGTAGCAGTATCTTGACCACCAGATCGATTGACTGCTTTTGCTCCACTGTTATTATAAACTGCATATCCAGGTCTATTATCAATTAAATGCTCACCGGGAAATAGTAAAATTGTGGTTTTTTCTACTAAATCATTATTATCTCCAGCAATATATGAGAATCTTGCCGCTTCTAATAATGCTCTTTGTATTGTTTTGAAAGGGCGAGCAAGAGAATTACCTTGATTCTCAATACTATCAGTTGAATCAAGATCATTTGGATTGACGTAAAGAATACGACCTTCTGTATTCTTGATAAAATTGTCAAGTTTATTCAGACCCATTTTTATTGATTTTAACTCTTATTATCTTCTATTTAGTTAGTCAAATCTTCCTCATCATACTCATATTCTATCTCTTCTGGCATATCTTCAGGATTTTCTAACTCAACTGGAAAGAGACAGGGGTGTGCCTCCTCATCAATCAAGTAGAAAGAACTTCTATATAAATCGTCTGGTTCAAATGTGCGATTCTTATCTGCTTCTCTGCACAAATCTTGATCGTATAAGTGTCCCTCTGGCAACTCATCGAAGGTAAATGGAACAGAGTTGATAAAATACATCTTCACAATCATACTGCCGTCATTGTACCAGCAGTATGCAGAATCTATACGATAAGACATAGGGGTTTTCCCATATCTTATATTTATTTTTAGTAGGAGCGGCGAGACTTGAACTCGCATAGCCGAAGCCGACGGATTTTCTTACCACTACGACTTTCGCCGCCTCATAGAGTTTGTGGTCTGGACTATACCTTCACCATATCTTGTGATTTAGGTGCTCCCCGTCTAGTCTCTACACCTTCATCTTTCGATGCTTGGCTCGGTATTGCCATTTTACAGGTTTCACCGAATTTGAGGAGTTACACTCATGAGGTTTCCCAAATGAGGCTCAATTTTACATAAGTCCGTTGTGTCTACCAATTCCACCACGCTCCCGTGATGTGAGACCATTATAACTCAAAGAGTTGTAGTGGTCAAGTGCAGGTTGTGGGGATCGAACCCACCTTAGCCGAATTATGAGTTCGGTGCTTTCAACCAGAGAGCTAAACCTGCACGATGGGAACAGCGGGAGTTGAACCCGCGCTAAGCACTTATAAGGTGCCCGCTCTAACCATTAAGCTATGCTCCCATAAAAAACTCAGAGTATCACTGAGCTTCGTTGTTTAATTCAGTGTGTATTCGTATCAGATCGTCGTCTGCGGGCATCATTACTGCTGCCTTTCCATTCTCATCCACAATACCTAAAGTTTCTCCATTTTCAACTCGTCCCATCAGTTCATCAAACCTCTCTTGAAACTCTTCCACTGTGAAAATTTCCATTTCCGATATTTATATTATAGCATCACTCGCCATAAACTGCAAGGTCTGCGTATTCAATTTGATCGGGTTCAAGATTAGCAGTGACAACTTCAAGGACGTTCATAAACTCTTGAACAGTATCACATTCTACCAGACGCTCGTTGCCTTGATCACTCAGGAGCAAGAAGGTACGACTGCATACATCAATTACAATGCCCTGTACGGTCTCTTGTGCAGTGCTCATGGGGTGTTCCGTTGATTACCCCCATATTATAGGGGGTCTTGGTGCTGGTGTCAAGAGGTCTTTAAGAGTAATTTTTAATTACACCAATGGACCCAACGATTCTTGTGTTTTCTTCTTGAAGATCTTTAATTGTAAAATTCTGCCCATATCTCTCAAACTCATATTCTCTTCTTTCAGTTTTAATTTGATTTGAGCTAGTAATTAAACTTGTTAGTTCACTTCTTAAAGATACAATTTGCGATTGCTTTGATGTTATAGATGATGCGTGTGAGACGCAAACTGAAGATGTACAAGGTATTCTGTAACAAGAAGACAAGTTACCATATAAACTTCCGATTCCAGACTGTGTAGAATCATTTTGTGTGTAAACTAACCACGTACCTATACCTACATTTGATGTGACCAAAAATGTGCTAGTACTATCAAAAGGATCTTCACCGTTATAAGTTGGTGAGGACATATTTTCACTATAAACTCTTACAACATCAGGAAAAACAGTTGAAACGCCAACAGTTGTTCCACACCCAACAGCATATGCATTTTGTGAAAGAGATACTATTTCCGTTTGAAGAACAACTATTGATGCTGCAATAGAAACTATCTTTTTATCAATGTTTGTACAAGGGGGTGAAAATGATTCGATGCTTTCTTGCGATTCTCCTTTACTCTCATTGAGGAAAGAGATTGCATCCGTATTTGCAGATAATTTTTCACTTAATATTTCACTTAGAAATTTCATTTATTTTCTCCTTCAGTTCTTCAATTTGTTTTTGTTGTTCTTTAATTGCTTCAATTAAAAGACCGACAATGTTTCCATATTGGACACCTTTGTATCCATCAGGATTTTCTCCAACAACTTCTGGTATGATTTGTTCAACTTCTTGTGCAATAACTCCAATTTGTGGTTGTTTAGTTTCTTTAAAGTCAAAAGATACTCCACGAAGAGCAGAAACTTTATCTAGTGCATTTTCAATTGTATGAACATTTTCTTTGAGTCGTATGTCGGAAGTTGGGAGTTTCTTACCTAATGCAAGTTCTGCTTCTAGATCCTTACCATTAATTCTAACCTTTCCAAAAAAATTAGTTCTACCAATAACGGTTAATCTTCCAGATATGTAACTTAGTCCAAATAGATAAACTCCAGAAAAATTCAGAATTTTTCCCCTAGTTCCTATAATATTTGGAGGTGCTTTTAAATTAAATGGATTTTTAAGCATCCATAAATTTCCACAAACAGCTTGCTCACCAAGAATTAAAGAATTACTTTGTCCTATTAACTGCCCAGTGACTTTTACATTTTGATTAAAAGTGCTATTATCGTGATAAAATTTTTCTTTACCTTTTTCAGGAAGAGTTGGAAATCCAATTAAACTGAATAAAGTATTTACTACTGACATTAACCTACTCCTACAATTGCTTTAATTGCGCCAATTACATTTAATCCACCAACAAACACATCAGTAATATATTCATTTCCTACAGGTGAGAGTGAGAATGCTCTCTTTCCAAAAGAGTCAAGAATAGCATTACCAGTCAGTGCTACTTGATCTATTTTGTTTGCTTTCATAATAATGCGACCAGATCCTGATATTGCATTAATATTTCTACCCGCTTTTAAATCTAAATCTTCTACTGCCTCAATCATAATAGTTTTTCCTTTGATCTTCACTGTACCATTACTCATTGCAGTGATACAAATATCTCCACCCATTCCAGTGAGACAAATATCAACATTTCCCTCAGATCCTGTATTTCCAGCGACGATTTCAATTCCTTTATCATTTAAAATCTTATAAGACCCTGTTTCAGTAAAAGTCTGCAAATGAACATCATTATCATTTGTATAAGCATACATGTGATAAACAGATGTTCCATCCATTCCCATTAAGGGATCATTTGTAGTAATTCTAAATTTTGGTCCTACACTAATATAATCTCTTGCTTCGTAATTTCTATGAGTCATTTTATGTTGGACAATCTATTGATGTTTGAATACCTACTTTATCTCTAATTGTTTGTTGAGATATTGTACCAAGAATTGGTTTCAAGATAGCACCAAATCCAGTGTCTGAGTTAACTGTAATTACAGGAATATCAGAAACCTCCAAAATATTTAGAGGTGTTGCCGAAAGTATTCTACCATTATCAACTGTTAAACTATAAGTATTTCCAAGATTATCGGTTGCAGTATCATTGTTAGAGTATTCTAATCCAGCAGTTTGTACTATAACATCAGTAACACCATAAGCATCTTGATTTTGCACTAATGGATATCCTTCACCAGAAGATAGCATATAAATTGCAGTTACTTCTCCAGCATCATTGATTACTGCTCTACCTTTTGCACCATATCCTAATCCACAACTATCACTAAATTCAACAAAGGGTGGAAACCGATATCCAGAACCAGGATTTGTAACTACAGATCCAATAATACTTGCAGTCTGTGTTACATTATTGATTGCATTTATGAGTGGATTTCTAGCACCAAGAATGGCAATTGCTGTTGCTCCAGATCCTCCTCCACCAAAAATGTTAATTGTAGGAGAACCACAAGTCGCTGGGAATGTTGGAATACACTCACCCAATCCGTTGACAGCATCCTGTAAGATATCGTTTGAGAATACATCTGCAATTCCTGCAACACCTTCAACTGCAGAAGTTACATCTCCAACAACACTACCAATAGTGTTTGCAATATCAAAAATACTATTAAATGATTCTAGAGGATCTATACTACTCTTTGGACCAACTCCAACTACCCATTCTTTAGTTCCATCACACTTATTATTGCTTTGATTACAGTCAAAGAGACCACCAGATCCACTAAATAAATCTTTTGCACTTTTAATAAAATCAACAACACTAAAAACACCACCCAATAAAGCAGAAATACCATCTAAAGCAGAAGATAATCCATCAGCAATCGCATCGGTAATTGTATTAATAAGAGATCCGATGAATTGCTCTGCTATACAAGTTACAAATCTTTCAACATTTTCGAGAAGTGATTCAAGTAACTGAATAATCAAATCTTTAAGACCCTCAACAATTGCATTTGCGACACAAGAAAGTGCTTCTTCTAGAACTTTAATCGGAATTACAAAAACTTCATTAGACTTATATCCTGCAGTATGTGCTGCTGCTGGACTACCAGTTGCAGCAAGAACTGACCCATAAACACTAATATACAGTGCTTGTAATGCTTTTGGAATAATTCCTGGATTTTTCTCATCACCAACTAGATACTCATAAATTATATTAAAAATTTCACCAACTAACCAGTTGACTGCACCTTTAATTACCTCAGCAGTATTTTGAATTGCCTGTTTAAAATCAGAAATTTTTCCTTGGGCATCTTGTATATCTTTAAGTAAATTATCAACTTCGGATTTTACTGTTTTAATTGTTGTATCTTCACAAGTATCGGCAAATACAACTTTTTTTCCAATACCACTATAAGCAGATATTTCTTTTAATCTTGCTGCTACTTCTGGAGGAACTGCTCTTGGACTTTTTTGAGATTGCTCTGTTGCTTCATTTGATTCATCAGATTCTATTCTACCAGTTCCTTTTGGACTTTTTACTCTAGATGTGTGTCCAGTAAAAGGAGTAAAAGGATTTTTATATTCGGCAGTTGACCAATCACTTGTATGACCAAGTGTTCCCATAATAACTGGGATTTGTGCATTATCACCATCCATGAAAAATCCAATGACCATATCGCCAGGTCTTATTTTTGGATTTACTGCATACTTTGCTGCACCACTTCCAGTAGTAGTTGGGAACATAACCTGCGCCCATGGAAGATCATCATTTGATAATTCAGAAACGTCTAAAGGATGGTATCCTATAATTCTAACTTTGTATCTGTATCCCCATCCACCACCATTTGCTTGCTCTTCCCACGATTCTACCGGTGCAATTTGACCTAACCACCAACGAAAACCGTCTCTACCAATAAAATGACTTTGAAGTAATGATTGATCTAACATTTACGTTTTTCTTGCCTCTACATTGACTCCAAATGTATCACGAATGAGTTTCATAGATGTATATGAATTCTCAACATCAAAATGATGACATAGTTCTTTAATCATATATAGACCACTTGTTTCAGGGTCAAATTCTTTTGCATTTGATTGAGTGATTTTTGGAAAGTTGCATTCAATGATATCACCAGCTTTTAGATTTGTATTTGACGGTACAACAATATTAACAACCTGAGTAAACAATGTGTTATATCTCATGAGTGATTGTGATTGATAATCTATTGGATCTGCATTTAGATTTTTAGATACATCTTTTTCCATTGTTCCAACATCTAAAATTCCAGTGATAATTCTAGTTGGAATATCTCCAAGAGTTTGACTTGAATTATTATCTAATCTTGGAAGATTAAATGATTTTCTTCCAAGATTACTTGTTTTTCGATCATAATTACTTTGTTTGAATACTTCTTTACCTGGAGATGTGATTGTTCCATTTAATGGATTAAAGAAAATTCTATAATTTGCATAAGTTCCTAAACGAAGTTTTTCAAGTAAATTTTGATTTTTATCAACATAGTAATTCAAAATTTTAAAATCATTATTTACTTTTTTATCATTCTCATCATAAGATGTTTGAGATTCTGTATAAGTATAAGTTGCTTTTGGACTTTGTTTCATTAGTTCATCAAGAGATCTAAATTGAAACCCATCTTGAGTTTGATAGAAGACAAAACCAGCAGTAGCACTTCCAGAACTTTCAGGAACTGCTTTTGATGCTAACCAAACTAAAACTGTAAATGGTTTTCTTAGATTGCCAATGAAACCATATTTGTTAGATGAAGGATTTATTGTTCCTAATTTATTTGTTTTTAATGTATCCCTTAAAATTGCCGATACAGAATCACTAATTCTTAAAGAAGTTGGAAATTTTTTAGAAACTCTTACTGTTTCATTCGTGATTGCTTCTCTTGATACTAAATGCAAAGTAAATGTTTCTCTGTTTGTTTCAGATATTACATCAGTGATGCTTGAAACATAAAAATAGTCATCTGCTTTCTTAGAAAAATTTAATCCTGGATTTGTTGCTGAGTTGCCAGCGATATTTAAAGAAACCCTTTCTCCCCCACGAAGAGGAAGACCATTATAAATTGACTGCTTATCCCCACTTTTACCATCTGCTGGTGTGATAACATTTCCATTATCAATGACTTTAAGTTTTGCAGTGATTGTTGGTGAAAAAATATCTTCATAATACTCAAATAAAATAGCACCAGTTATTAGATCAATCGTTCTTGATCCGTCATTTGATTCTAAAATAAGTTCATTGTATAAGGACTTTTTAATTGACATTATAGATACGCCAGATCGAGCAAGAGTTTGTTCTTAATAAAATTATTTAACAGTTTAAATTCGGTGATTGTTGGAGTAACTGTAGGTTGTTGAGATGGGTATGATACTTGTGGTGCTTGTGCCTGTGGTTGTGTATCATCAATGAATATTATTTGTGATCCTTTTCTTTCGGGAGTCATTGCCGCTGGTTGTCCCATTCGTGAAGATGGGAAAGAAATTTGTGCGGGTGGAGTACTAGGTTGTGATGTTATTGCTCCAGGTTTAGCATATTTTAAAGGGTGTCTTTTTAACCAGGATCCTGGATCTTCAAAAGAAGTAAACTGCCCATTACTTTGTGGAGGATTATTTGAGATTTCCCAGTGTAAATGTGGTCCAGTTGATTCACCTGTGCTTCCAACATAACCCATCAAAGTTCCCTGATTAATAACTTGTCCAACACTTACAGAAGGACGATTTCTCATATGACCAAAGAAATGATATGCACCATACATATCATCTTGCCAAACAACCCAGTTTCCGTAACCAGCAGAAGATGCAGTTCCATCTATACCAATATGAGTTACTTTTCCAGGAAAATATGCATATAAAGGAGTTCCACTAGCAGCAGCAATATCATATCCTTTATGTTGTTTTCCCCATCTCATTCCTTTTCCTGAGGTTATTGTTGCTCCAGAACCAGGTTTAAATGGACTATATGGAACACTTAAAGGTTTATTACCCATTGATGCACCACTTGTTCCAGTTACAGGTGTAAAACTTGTTGCTAAAGGAGTTTGTGGAGTAACCGATGGTTTTTGTGGTTGTCCTGATGAAGGTTTAAAGTTTTTAATAAATTGATTGTGTTTTCTTCTCCGTTCAGCATAAACTCCTTTAGATGGATTCTCCCATTGTATCATCCAGTCATCTGCCGCCTCTTCTGGAGTATTAAACTGTTTTCTTAAATATAATGGAGTATTTGGATCATTCTTTATTGCAAAATCAACTTGTCCTTTCCAATTAGTTTTATAATCAGGAACTGCTTTTAAAAATGCGTTTTTTCTTGACGGAAAAGAATATTGAAATAATCCAACACCAGATTTTGTCCCACCTTTTTCAGTAACTCCAATTTGAAATCCACTTTCTCCTTGTATATTTGCCAAAATACCAAGTGCATGAATATGGGGCACTCCCAACTGTCTTAAATATGAATAAACTGCCTGAGGACTTACTGTTCCACTACTAGCAGTATCTTCTTCAGGAAACATAGTATCAGGTCTTTCTTCATCAAGAGCAGGTGCTTGTTCTCCGGTTTCTACAGATTCATTAAGTGGTGTGGTAAAAAGTCTGAATGTTTCTGTAATTTCATCACCTAAACCTTGAACTGCAAGATTAAGTTCATCAAAAGATTGTGCAACACTTCCCTCACTAAACGAATTAAAATCAAGTGTAATAATTGCATTGAATGAATTCTCTAAAACAGATCCAAATGATTTGATAATATTTTGCATATTACCGACCATATTATACATCGTTCTACCAAATATCTGAATTCTAGTTACAAACTCTTGACCCATAAAAATCCAAGTCGGTAGATTTTCTACAATCCATCCAGCAGTTATAAATCCTAAAAATCCAACCAATCTCCCTAAAGGTCCCTTATCACTTCTCCCTGCAAAGGCAAGTCCTCTTGAAGGAGATGTTGATACTCTAGAAGATTCTAACTGATCCTCAATTTCTTGTCTTTTTGCTGCTTCTCTTCTTCTAGATTCAATAAGTTGAGTATTTGCAAATAATTCTCTTTTAACTCTAGTATTTGTCGCAATAATTTTAGAGATATTACTAACAGAATCATTAACAGAAGAAACACTTCTCTTTGTTTCAAACAAAGATTTAGAAATATTGGTAATATTAATTGATGATGTTCTAAGTGAATCTGATATTGATGCCATCTTATGTTACCACATTATAATTTAACTGAGAATATAAAACATAAAAATTATCAGGATTTGCAGAGTTAATCAAAGGAACATCAGATAATGCTCCACTTGTCAATGGAACATTTGCTTGTTGATTAGCATTATTTGATGATTTAATCATTGTTATTGATGGTTGTGGTTCTGGCAACTGACCAACCTGTGTTGGTGGTTTTGCAGGTGGTGTAACTTCTGCTGGAGATGCTACAACAGCATCTGGCAATCTCATTTCGGACCAATTGTATCCTTTAGATGCTGCCCAAGATTTTGCTTGTTGCTTTTCTTCTGGAGTCATTTTACTCCATGCATCTTCAATTCTCCCTCTTGCAAAGGGATTATTTCTATATTGCCATGCCTGTTCAAATTTTGAAACCATTTCTGGACTTGGAGCAGATGGCATCATGGTAGTTTGTGGTTGCACTGCAGCAGGAGCAGGTGCTGGTGCGGCCGCAGGTGCAGGTTCTGCTGCTGGTTTTGGAGATTCTTTTGGTTTTTCTTCTGCTGCTGGTTTTAGAGATTCTTTAGGTTTTTCTTCTGTTAAAATTCTAGTATTTGTTTCAGTTTTTCCAAAAAACTTATCATAAATTTCTTTTCCAAACTTTTGACCTGGACCATATGCAAGAGCACCAGAAATAAGTCCTGTTCCTGGAATAGGTATTAAAGATCCTAAACCAAAAGCGGCAGCAGAAGTAATCATACCGCTCGTGGCACCTGCAACTGCTCTGGCAGGATTTTCTCCTCCAGCAATGTCAAGTCCTGTCATCAATGCACCAATTGCAATATTACTTCTTACATTAAGACCACTACCAGGTTTTGGTCCAGCAGGTTTTGGTCCAGCAGGCTTTGGACCGCCAATACGAGGGAGTAATGCTGCTGCAATTGCTAAAGGTTTTGCAATTAATAATCTTGTTAATCCAAAAGCAATTCTACCAATTGTATTTTTAACAATCGAAAATCCTGCACGAATTGCTAGTAAACCACCACCAATGATTGCAAGATTTTTAATAATATTAAATTTAATATTATTAAAGAGACTTGTATTCTTATCTTCAGATGCTTGTATTGCTTGGACAACTTGATTTGTTAACCAACCACCAAATAAAATTCCAAGTGCAGCACCAATTCTACCAAAGACATCATCTACCTTTGGAGTTAATTTCTGAACTGGAGTAACAAGAGCATTTTGTATCTTTTGCTCTAATTCATTCTCTTTACCAATTCTAACTTGTTGTTCTGCTAATCTTCTTTCTTTCTCTTGTTCTGCTCTTGTTCTAGATATTTCTTCAGCATTATCTTGTTGGAGAAGTGTTGCAATGCTTGCAAGACCTGTTCCTAACTTACCAATATCAGATCTTAATGCTTGAATATTAGAATTAAATCCTAAGAGTGCTTGCTCTTGAGACTGAATCACTCTAACATTCTGGTTATCAATTTCTCTTTTTCTATTTTCAGATTCTATTAATTGATTTCTGAAAACAGATTGATCAATTATTGATTTCTTTAAAAGTGCATTTCTAACTTCTTGAGACAGAGGAGATCCCGTGCCTGGATCTATTCCAGATCTACCAACTTTTTCGGGATCTAACTCAGCCATTTGTGTTGTTCTTTAAGTTTTCTTCTTCAATATATTGTTTGAGAAGAGCAATATAAACTTCCCTTTCCCAAGGTATAAGATTTTCTATTTCTGTCAATGAATATTTATGGTGTTGAACAAGAGAAAAGTTAGTTTTATAATATGACTCAAGATTTTCATGAGCCATTCCTAAGCGAAAAAACTTGATAACCCTTCCAGTAATACTTCACTCTCAACTCCAGTATTTGGATTCTTGACTTTAAGTGTATGAGAAAGTTTAGGCATCGTTGCAAAAAACTTTTCAACTTCTTTGAATTGCTTTGAACTTAACTGATCAATAAATTCAGAAAGTTCTTTTGCTGTGCAATCAGATGCTGACCAAGATTCTTCTTCATTATAAACTTGTTCCACACAAGACATAATCAAATCAAAAGTATCATCAACACTCATGTTAAAGTCATTTCCAAAGTTTGTTTTGATAAACTCTTTCATTGATGGATACTTCATTCTAAGAGTTAGATTAGAATCTAATTTAATATCTCTAGAATGTTCTTCATTTACACTAATTTTAATATCATCAAGATTAATGCTGATTGGAACTTGTGTTTGACCATCATCAGGACAAGTAATTAAAACATCAACATTTTCACCAACAGACTTTCCACGAATATTAAGAAACAAATATTCAATATCAAAGGTTGCAAGTTGATCAACCTTAATTCCTTTTGTTAAAATACAATTGCTAATGACATTTTTAACAGCATCAGCAATTTGTTTTGAGTCTTCACTCTCCATTGCAATAATCAAGATCTTTTCTTCTTTTACAAGAAAAGGGCGATATTTGATTTCTTTTTTAAGAGATGGAATTTCTAAACTATAAGACGGAGTTACAACAGTGGGTAATGGCATATTCACCTACAAATCAGATAAAATTATTTATCTATACTTTTGCAGATCCGTCCCGTAAAGAGACTCATATAAAGTTTGACCAGCAGGTAACAATTCTACACCATTTGAAGGAATAGATCCAGGAGATCTTGGAACTAATCTTGGTTTTGGATCTCTTTGTGGTTGTTGTGGAGGTTGCCCGACTTCGTTATTATTATCAATATTCTCAAAAATATCTTTACTATAAGATTTACCAACTACATAACGCTCAATTTTAAATGTTGCTTGCATAGACATCACGTTTGATTGTGAGTATGAAACTGGAATTGATGCAATATTATAAGGATACAAACCGATAAAAGTATATTCCAATTCTCTCTTATAATCACGATCAAATTTAATAATACGAGTGCGATTTGATTTGTAATATTCCGGATACTGCATTCTAGTAAAATATCCTTGATCAACATTATTATTGATTGGATTTAATTGACTATCAATTGGATTAGTAGATCCACTTGCGATGAATTCCATCCAATGTTCAAGAAACTTCAAGGTTTTATAATTTTTATCGACATAAAATTCTAGACTAATATCTTGATAGACTCTACGATGAGCAAAATTTTCTGTGATTCCAATATAGTTTCCAGAAACTTCTGCTACTGAAAGTTGTGTTGTTGGAAGAGCAGCATTATTACATAAAAGTCCAACATCTTCTGCAATGAATCGACGATCAATTCCTTTTCTACTTAGATAAGATAATAATTGTGGAGGAAGACCACCAAACTTTACTTCATAATGAGAAGTTTGAGCAAGGTTAGTGAATAATGGTTTTATATCCGATATTCTACGGGGTCTAACTGCCACTCTAAATACCTTATATGAGTCTTATAGTATAAGTATTTAGATGTCATACAAAGGAAAATATAAACCATCATTTCCAGATAAGTATCGTGGAGATGTTACAAATATCATATATCGTTCTTTATGGGAAAGAAAATTTTGCACTTATTGCGATCTAAATGAAAATATAATTGAATGGCAATCTGAAGAAAAAGCGATTCCCTACCGTTCTCCAGTGGACGGGAAGATACATCGTTACTTTCCAGATTTTCTTATTAAAGTCAAAGAATCGAATGGGTCAATCAAAAAATATATGATTGAGATTAAACCATCAAAGCAAACGGTTCCTCCTATCAAACCTCAAAGACAAACGAAGAGATATATCAGTGAGGTTTATGAGTATGCTAAAAATCAATCAAAGTGGGAAGCAGCAAAAGAATGGTGTGCTGATCGTGGATATGAGTTCAAAATCATCACAGAACACGAACTAGGTATCAAGTAATGGCACTCACAGGATACGAAAAACCATTAGATCAATATAACCAAAAAGAATTAGTAGAAATTGCTAAAGAATATAATCCTTATTATCAGACAGCAAGTGGAAAGGGAAAACTTGCAGGATATGAAAGATTAACTAAGCAACAACTGATTAATATTATTAAAGTTGATATTGATTATATTGAAGCAAATCCAAAACTTCCTAGAAGAGTTAAAGGTCCCACTTATAGTAAAAGTAAATCAAAAAGTCTTACTGAGTTAAAAGAATCTTTATTAGGAGTAGAAACCCCCGATGAGCTCATGAATGAAATATTATCCAGACTTAGTGGAAGTGAAACACCTCTTCCACCTGCTCCTGGAAGATATTATACTTATGTTTATTATGCTAAAACTCCAAGAATTCTTTATGATCGATACCCATTAATTATTGTTGATAGTTTATTACCAAAAGGATTTAGAGGTTTTAATTTTCATCTTGGAAAATATAGACAATACAATACTCAAGATGGAGATCGATTAGTTAGCGGATTATATGAATTGAGCAGAGATGAATTTTCAATTTTACTAAGAATTCCCTACGGAAAAATAATTCAAAACTAACAATAAATAGTTAGAAAAAATAAATGGCAGATTACTTCCGATATCCGATTAAAAATATTGGAAATCAAGACGACTATTTTAAGATTCAGGTGATTGAATATAAAGCACCTGGTCTTAATTTAACGGGTGGTTTTGCATTAAGAACAACAGAAGAAGCATTAAATCAATCTGGAAATATCAAAAATTCTCTGGCAACAATTATACTTCCAATGCCAGCAAATATTCAAGACAATAATGCTGCAGATTGGACATCTGGAACTATGAATCCAGTTCAAGCAACTCTTGCTGCAGGTGGAAATAGTGCTATATTAAGTTCCAATCTTGTAGGATCGGTTGGGGAATCAATTACAAAAGCATTTGGAAATATTACTGAAGCCATAAAATCTGGAGAAGGTCAAAAAGCAACTGCAGCAGGTGCAGCAGGTGCAGCAATGGCGGCAGCATTAGGTCAAGGAGATATTAATTCAATTATTTCCAGAGCAACTGGACAAATTTTTAATCAAAACGTTGAACTACTATTTAATGGTGTAACTCTTCGCCCAGCATATCAATTTTCTTTTGATATGGTCCCAAGATCTCAAAAAGAGTCTGAAATGATTAAAAATATTATTAGAATATTCAAAAAGAATATGACTCCTCGAAAAGGGACACCAGACCAAAATGGTGGTGGTTTATTTGTTAAAGCACCAAATGTATTTAAGTTAGAATATATGAGTGGTGGAAAGCAGCATCCATTCTTACATCGTTTTAAACCATGTGCTTTAACACAAATAAGTATTAATTATAATGGTTCTTCACAATATGCAACATATGCTGATGCAACTCCTGTTCATATGCAAATGACGTTACAATTCCAAGAACTGTCTCCAATTTACAATGAAGATTACAAAGAAACCGATATTGGAGTTGGTTACTAATGTCTTATTTTAGAACACTACCAAACTTAGAATATCAATCATTCTTATCAGATAAGACTTCTGTTGATGAGTATTTAACTGTAAAAAACTTATTCCGTAGAGTCAAACTTCGTGATGACTTACAAAATGTTTTTACAGTTTTTGACAAATATCAAATCATTGATGGTGCTCGACCAGATACTATTGCGGAAGAACTTTATGGTAGTTCGCAATATGATTGGGTTATTTTAATTACTGCAGGAATTACTAGAGTTAGAGATCAATGGCCGCTGTCTGATGCACAAGTTTATGATTATGCAGAGTCAATTTATGGTGCAGATTTAAATTCAATTCATCATTATGAAACAACGGAAGTCAAAGATTCTGAAGATCGTTTAATTCTTCCAGCAGGTAAAGTTGTTGATGTTGACTTTACAATTCCAAAACCAGGAGATCCAACTGCATCTTTAAATCCAGTTGTTGGTATTTCAAACTATGAGTATGAAGTTCTAAAAAACAATGACAAAAGAACCATTTATGTTCTCAAACCAGTTTATTTGCAACAAGTTTTAAATGATGTAAGAAAGGAGATGACTTATGATCAATCATCTCAGTATGTTAATGATAAAGTAATTAGAACTGAGAACACAAGAGCGTCAAGTCCACAATAATTTTAATTTCTTATCAAAAACCATCACATATCGGTGTTTGCGGGAGCGTTCTTTCCATTCTCCTGCAGCACCTTTAACTTTGCCTCTAGAGTGTTTAGTTCCGTCTGCATAATAGAAATCTTTCTTTGGATCTGAAAGTCCGCAATATTTAAAATTACAAGCGCGATAGATTGTACCATTGTGGAAATCACTATCAGCGTAAGAGATGATTGCTTTAACTTCAGTATCCTTCCGTAACTGTCTAATCGATCTTGAAACAAACCAAGAAGTGATATTATGCTCGGTTCCTTGTGTTTCGGGGTGTATGCAAAGACGGGAAAGTTCAAAGAGTCCTTCTTGTTCATTCCGTTCTAATCCAAATGCTCCTTTTGCAATTTCAGGTACAGGAAGTCCAGTAAAGATACAGACTCCCTGAATACCACCAATATTCAACGGGCAAAAGTCATTGCCCTTATAAAGACCGTAGTTGTAACCTGACTTAAAGGATTTGGAAAAGTCCTTAAGATAATGAAACCGCAGAAGTAACTCTGCGGCTTCGGATTTACTTACACGGTCAATGTAGTAATCTGTTTTCAATCTTCGGCAAGACGGGCGAAATACGACAACGCATCATCATCGTCATCCTCCACAGGTGCCGCAGCACGGCGAGTAGGTTGAAGATTGTTGAGTTCACTGCGAAGATCTTCATCAAGGTCTTTCACAGGACCACGAGTATTATCCTCATCAAACTCTTCAGGGTCCTGATAGCGAGGAGTGCCTTTGGTGCCAAGCACATAGTCCAGACGCTTCTTCAAATCATCATAAGACTTGAACTGATCGGCAGCAACGAGTTCAGCAAGCGAATACTGCTTTTTCCAGATTGCTTCCATTGCGTCATCGTCGTCCAGAAGAGGGGCAGATGCAGCAAACTCAGAGGAGTCATAGTTACGATAACCAGCAACGTTCTTTGCCTTCAGTTTGAAGTTGGCACCTTGCCAGAAGTCAAATGGATCAATTGCTTCCTCATCTTCAAACTCAGGTTGCATTGCAGCGGTAAGTTTATCAAAGATCTTCTTACCATACTTGAACAGGAAGACCTTACCTTCGTTGGCGGGGTTCGCAGGGTCCTTCACCACGTAGATGTTGGAGATATAAGTCAGTTTACGCTTTTGCTTACGTGCCAGTTCTTTACCAGCATCAGTGCCGTTGTTCCACAGTTCGGAGTTCAGTTCGGACACAGGATCCTTCTGATTCAAAGTGGTGAGACTGTTTTCAATATACCAACCACCAGAACCCTGAAATGCGTGACTGTAGAGTTTCACGAACGGCAGGTCTTCACCGTTAGGAGCAGGGAGGAAACGGATCACGGCATAACCATTATTTGCTTTGTCGCATTCTAATTTCCAGAAGCGTTCATCACTAGAACCGCTACTAGTATTCATTTTTTCTACTTCTTTGACCAATTTGGCAGTAAGATTGCCCAGCTTGGACTGTTTTTTAAGGTCGGAAAACGACATTTGGATTACCTCGGATAGTTTGGATTCGGGGGATTTACTTAGATAGTATAGCGAAGATTGAATCACCTGTCAATATATTGCTTGAGTGATTCAATGGTCTTGTTCATACTACTGAATAAAACTTGCATATCAGTCTCTGGTGGG